TGATGGTACAAAATATTTGTATCCAATGATTAATCCAGTGCGTTGGGATAATGAAAAACCAATAAAACATAAAGGAATTGTTTCTAGAAAAATTCAAGAGCCAGGTTTAACAGAAAGCACATTGAGTGTTGATGTGCCTAATGAACAATGGTTGCAAGCCGCTATTAACTATGCCAAAAGTAAAAGTCCTGACCGTAATGGATTGCCCTACATGGGCAAAACTACTGCTACTGTTAGGTATGTTAATGTTCCGGTTGATATATTAAAGACTATACCCGGAATGTGTAGAGAACAGACAAATGTTCGTCACAACGATCTTGCTGCCATTATGAAAATAATGAACACCACCGGTAAATTGCCATTAGGCTCACATACCGGAGAAGAGTATAAACCCTTCATTAATGTAGCATACGATGGTAGTGCATGGGTTAACGAAGGTAATCATAGAATCATGGCAGCCGCTAAACTTGGATGGGACACGTTGCCAATTGAGATTTCTTATTTTGACGGTGGTGAAAGAATCAAATCTGGTCCAATGTATCCACCTAAGATTGGACTATAAAGTTAAACCTTAAGTAATTCTTCTAGCGTATACAGATTACGCATATAGGGCGACACATCTTCTAATACAGATACATCAATATCACCCTTTCTTCTTGGACCGTATTTTACGTTAAAGTCAACATCATTGACCTTCTGAAACAAGTTAACAATTTCTTTAACAGTATAGCCTACCCCGTGACCAAGACATTCAATACTATTACTTGGCTTCTCAATCGCTTGTTTTAGTGCATCACAAATCTCGTTAACATGAACATAATCACGCACACAAGTTCCATCACTTGTGCGTTCATAGTCTTTGCCAAAGATAGTAAACTCACCTGTTTCTTTAGCTTTAATTAAATTGAACATTAACCCATCAGGATTAGTTGGTTCATAACCATCACTACCTACTACATTATAAAATCTAAAGATAGTGTAATCTTGTTTTCTATGCTCGGTGCAATATTCACGCACCACATCTTCTGCGGCGCGTTTGCTGATACCATAAGCACTAGTACAATCTTGTGCGGTGCCGGTGCTAGCAAAGATAAAGTTTTTAGTCTTGACTTTGTTGATAACATTCATAGTGCCGTTCAAGTTTGTAATGTAATACTTGATTGGTTGTTGTTCGCTTTCACCTACACGAACCAATGCTGCCAAATGAATGACAGCATCATATTCAGTTTCAGGTTCGAATAATCTGTTGATATCTTGCTTATAGAATCTATCAACTGTAGTTTGTGGTAAATTCAAATCAAGTCCGTGAACTTCATATTTGCCTTCTAGCATTTTGCATAGATGACTGCCGATGTAGCCACTGCTACCTGTAATTAAAATCTTTTTCATAGTCCCTCAAACAAGCTTAATCCTGTTTCCTCTTCTACTGGTTTGTATGTTGGATCCTTACTCAAATATGTGTCACTATCAGTGTACCATACATTAATAAATTTATATTTGTTAGCTAGTACGCTTTCAAAATCTTCTCTAGCTAAATGTGTGCGATCCAATTCTATAATAAAATCACGGTACTTAATTGTTTCATATGTGTTAATCTTTGCGGCATTCGTATTGCTACGCTTTCCTACAAACTTATCTAAGAACTCAACCCAAGCAAATGCAGTATCATCATCTAATTGTTTAATATAATCAAGTGCGCCAGTTGCATAATAATCTTCTGTAGTTGTCTCATATAACTTAGCAATAGTAGATCCTGCATCTATTAGTTTGACCATAGTGAAATATTTACTATCAAAGTTAGCTGACCAGTCTTGATTATCTAATACTAAACAAGGCATATGACCTAAACATTCGCTGAATGCAAATGGATAATTTTCCCCTAGTGCTGGCATAAAGAATACTTTACAGCTTTTGATAAAGTCTACTTTCTCTTGTCCAACAATACCTGCACGAATTTCATAATCAGTGATACCTGCTTCTTTAAAAGCTTTTTCAAATTTCTTAGCACCTGTACTATTTGTCATAACTTTACAGGGTAATTTACATTCACTCATTGCACGAATATATGCGTTTGGATTCTTGCGTTCTTCCCAACGACCAATGAACAATACACCACTGCGTTCATTCATATTAGGTGTTAGTAATCCTCGTTCACTTAATGGCATACGAGCTAATACGCAATTTTTTGCACCATATTTAGTAAGTTCATCTATGTTATGCTGACATTGTGTACCCACAAAGATATCACTAAATTCCATATGCTTGTTGTAGAATGTATGATACGCATCAATACATACATCACTAAAGTCTTGTTCATCACGGCATACCATGCTATATGAATGTGTATAGAACATGACAGGGATATACTTACTGATTCCAATAGCATATGCCGCACTCATTGCCTCTTGAGTATTGCAAACTATCATATCATATATGTTAGTAGAAAAAGCCTGTACTATTGCTTTGCGGAAATTAACCACTTTCTCAAAATTTATACTATCACTAAATGCAAAGGTAGCGGTATGATCCGAGTATTTCAATGGATCTTTGGTATACACGATATTAGCACCCAACATCTTAACATACTCACTAAAGTCATTAGTAGGTGCCTTGTCTAATACAATATCAACTTTCCAATTGAGTCTACCACACATCTCAGTAAACCCTTTAGCAAATTGACCAATACCACCATGTGGAATAAAATGTTGGTCGCTGATTAAAAATGCAATTCTTTTAGAATATAAATTCATTAGTTAAACTTTTCTTTAATGGCATTAATGATAGTAGCTTTCGCGCCATCAATTAGTTGTAAATCATATGAGGTATATACTTCATCTTTACAATTTAAATTGTCTATTATATCAATAACTTCTGCTAACATCAACTCAGAAAACTTTTCCAAAAGTTCCCCGCCCACATCAGGATAGTGACTGCCACCTGCTTGTAATGCTAATTCCTTAAATGCTTTTTTCATAATATTCCTTTAAATTATCTCATTAATTTCCATAATATATGTTCATCTTTATCATGCCAACGATGCTCAAAGACCGAGTCTCCTGGACCAGTCCATATAGCAGTTAATTTATAACCATGCTTTAACCAAATTCTTTTATTAGTTAATGCACAATATTTAGGCAACCATGCAAATTTAAATTTTGCACCTAAACAACGGTCATAAAATATATCGTTATGATATGCTTTTACTGTAGTCATTTATGTACCCCACTCGTTCTTGAAAAGAGGTACCTGAAGTCTATCACTATAACGCCATCCTCGCTTCATTGCCGCTAGTGCTACATTCTTAGCGTTTATTGAATAAACACTTTCAACACCACCTACAGGCATCAAATATACTGGACCTTTGAAACCACATCGTTTGTATAAGTGTACTGCATTTTCTGCTTCCTGTACATCTTCTTCTGATGCAACTACAAACTTAAGGTACACGAAACCTACATCTTGATATTGACGCACAACATCAGGTATAATTGCCTCTTCCCACTTTTCACCACTTACTGATAGTTTAGGACTGACACTAAAAGTAAGTGCATTCTTTTCACGATTGCGCTTCCATTCTTGTAGATAGACACTAAACTCATTAGATAACATTTGAGTACCATTAGTCTCGAATGTGATTTCTTTAAGAGGTTTCATTTTCTCGTTTGAAAGTAAGTCTGGATACGATCTTTGCCATCCAAGCAATGGTTCACCACCTGTAATAACCAAGTGTTCATCATACCAACGATTGTGAGGAAGTATATCCATAATGCTGTCAACAATACTATCGGTATCAGAGTGAGTAACAAAAGATTTGAATTGAGGGTAAACTGAATTATAACTGTCGCACCCTGTTTTAACCAGCGGGAGACTTTTGAATGTTTCATACTTATCAATATTTTGTATAATCGTCATTACTTCTTGGTTATTAGAAATATCATTTTTATCTCTACCAAAGTTTCTGCATCTAAAGTTACATCCAAATGTTCGCAGGAACACTGATGGAACACCAGTATATCTACCTTCTCCTTGAATGCTATAAAATAATTCAGTATAATGTAATTTGCTCATTTATTTACCAATGTCTGATTACGCCTGCTATAATAAAGCAGTTTGTTGTTATATATGATAACACGATTAATGTGCGAATTAAAGCAATACGGTCAGCTTCACCGTCCGTATCACCTGATTTCTCACCCAGTGCCTTTGCCCAAATACGCCAGAGTTTAGTCAACAAACTCATTGTCTTCTCTGCGACCTTGACGACCTGCCATGTTGTTGTCAGTTTCACGAACCTCTACTCGGGTACACCAAACTCGTTTAGCTTCTTCTGTTCCGCAGTTGGGTAAAAAGATTGTGTTAACATATTCATACAAAAAGTCAGCAATGCCCTCACAACCAGTACGCTCAACTTCTGTAATTTTTGCCAACTTCAACTCGCCCAATCTTAGTAGTTCGTGACGCATTGGGTCATCTTGTGCGACTAATAAAGTATGATCGAACCAATCTTCTAATACATGCTTGAGGGGCGTTAGACCACCAAAGTCAGTTACCCAATTACGTGCATCTAGTGTATCTGCTTCAAACTCAAAGTGAAAGCTCATTGCATAACCATGAATTAGATTGCAATGACTGTCTGCTCGCCATTGACGATAAGCTACGGGACCTATTTGATTGTAGGTTTTTGTACTGAAATATTTTTGTGCCATGTTTTTCTCCTATGTTAATTATAGCATAGGACGCAGAATTTGTATACCGGGATGAGCCCAGAAGGCCGGTTATCTTTATTTACCAAATCCTAAAGATTTACGAATATTTGTTGCACTAATATTGTGTGTTGCTTCATCAAAAGTTTCTTGTTCAATCGTATATCCCACATCACGCCCATATGTAATGTTAGTAATGTTTGGAACGACTTGAATCTCATACTGACCTTGATACAACATATCCAAATCATGCTTAATGAGGTTCTTTACTTGGTCGATAGCAAACGGATTACTTCCTTGCCATCCTTGACAGTCACGAATCTGAATAACAACTTGTCCAGTCTTAGTAATAGCACGGTCAAACAACGCACGATGACCTTCGTGCCATGGTTGCCAACGACCTAGCATTTGTACGGTTTCTTTCTTCCAATCAAATTTAGGACGCCTACGATTGGATAGTATATGCTCTCCGATAAACTCAGCCCACTTAGTTGCGTTTTGTTCGGTGATACGGAAATCATAGTGTTCTGGTGGAACAAATGCTTTATTGGTATCTTCATAACGACCTTCAGTGATTGTATCTACCCAGATAGTCCAATCTGCTTTATAGTTATTACGCATTTCAACCAATGGTGCAACAAAGTCACAGATAACATAATCACCAGTAGACTCTACTGCAAATTGAAACATGCGTATGCTTTGACGAATACGACCTTCTGTTGAAAAATCCCAGTCATTGTATTTTCTACGAATGTCATCAGCATTAAACCAATCTACTTTAACATTCAAATCATTTGATGACATTGTACCTTCGTTGTTGACTAACCTGCTTGGATTAACTACAAAAAGGTCTCCGTGTGTTTCTAGATAAGTTTTAAGTTCTTGTGCCAGATAAGTTTTACCTGCGCCAGGTAATCCCATAATTAAAATTCTTTGTGTCATTTATATAACTCCAATAACATACGATATTTACTATATGCTTCAGCAACTACAGGATTTTCCCTACGCACAACTTCTTCATTTTGTTGGTTTTGCTGTAGTAGATAATAATCACAGTCTTGCCTGACTAATTGTTCAAAACCAAATCGTGTAAGTTCCATTTCAACAAGTTCTTCACGGACTATATCGTAGCTATCGTAGCCTGTACGATTGCTAAAGTTAGAATAGTTAGTATATTTAGCCGGCCCGCGAATTGGTTCAACATGTTTAACACTGAATCTATTCATAAAATCATCGTAGACATTCATTGTTTAGCCTTTTTATTTTGTTCAGCTTCTGCAACCCGTTTTCTCAAACTACTGCTACTAAAACTGTGATCTCGCCCATTAAATACCAATTCAACCCCACGCTTCTCACAAATAGCACGACCAGTAAAGTCTTTCTCCATATACTCTACACCGAGAATACGAACATCAACAGGTAGTGTAAGTAGGATATCTTCTAGGTCTTTCTCTGTATTATAGACAATGATTTCATCTACAAAACGCACAGCACTTAAACTAATCTGTCGTTCAACAATGCTTTGAATAGGTTCATTCTTTTCAGGACGATCCCAACTTGCATTGTTTTGTAATCCACAAATAAGATAGTCGCAATGATTCTTAGCCTCACTAAGCATTGCTACATGTCCTGCATGTAGTAAATCAAATTGGCTGAATGTAATACCGATGCGTAGACCTTGAGATTTTAGTTCTTTAATTCTATTGAATATCATCTGGTAATATTTCCTCTACTACTACTTCATCTTCAAAATAATGAATGTCATACATCTTTCCAGCATGAACATATTCATCAGTGAAGGATCTTTGGTTGTTTGTACTTCTAATAGGCTCAACTAAACGCAACACAGTTAACATATGTTCACGCTCAGTGCCTTCTAATACCCTACGCTCAGGGCCCATTATTTTGCGAATGAAAGCCTTAGCTTCTTCAGGTGTCATTTCTTTAAAGTGCGCCACATCTTTACCTGTTCATGTTCTTTTAAGAACTCGTCTTCGCCAGAGAATGTTGGTGCATCGGCCATAATTTCATCAATTAACCACTTGATACGATGTAAGTCTTTTTTGATTTCAAAACTTGTAAAGCCATCATTGTATGGGCTATGTAGTTCTACACCAGACAAATATAGTTGATGATGTACTGAGTTATAGTCCATTGGTTTTCTGAATCCCATTACTTGCTCCCGCAGTTGCAATTACGACCTTGATTACAATCTTGATTACAATCACTCTTGGGTAATAGTCTGACTATTTTAATAAAGGCAGCTATTACAATTAGTAATACAATAATGTTGCTCATTATGCTACTTCCTTAAACAATGGCCAGTCTTCGGTCAAGTGACGGATATATTCTAGATTAGTTGGAAAACTATCTAGTGAGCCTTTGTGTCGCATCATGCTTATAGTAAATGGTTCTTGATGCTCAAGACCATAGAAGAACATCTCAGCACCTTGTTCAATTTGATTTTTAAAATATTCTTTCATTGTTCAGCTTCCCACTTTTCTTTGAATCTCTCTCTATAAAGTTCTTTAGCATGTTCTAAAAAAGTTAGATATAAATCATTTTCATAATCATCATCGCTCATAAAACTCAAAGGGTTGATAGCCATCATTAAATGGACATTAGATGAGTAAGTAAAAAAATCGTAAGTCAATTTACTTTCTCTATCATAAATTTCATCAACTATGTGTTTTTGAATAGGATTATTTTTAGCGTATTCCGCTTTAATTTTTTTATCTTCTTCTTCAACTTGTTGACAGTAGATTTCATATTCCACTAAAGTCATTTTTGATATCATTTCTTCAGTTTCGATTATGATATCCGGAGCTTTGAGTTCTTTTAATCTTTTTACTCTTAGCTTCCTTGCTTCTTGAAATTTTTTATTTCTACTGATAGTATCTTCAATAATTTCACTCATTTGCAACCTTTATTAGCAATTTGTAAGAACTCTTGTCGTGCCGCTGGATCAGTTTTGAAGCCGCCACCTAAGCGACATGTGACAGTTGAGCTACCTGTATCTTCTACACCTCGTGCAGCAACACAATAATGCTTTGCGTCAATCATAACTGCAACGTCTTCTGTGTCTAGGATATACTGTAGTGTGTGAAAGATTTGTTCAGTCAATCGTTCTTGAATCTGTGGTCTCTTAGAGAAGTATTCCACGATTCGATTAATCTTGGACAATCCGAGAACCTTCTGCTTAGGAACATATGCCACAGTAGCGAGACCATCGATCACTACACCGTGATGTTCGCAGTTAGATTGAACATTAACATTACGCTCTACAACCATTTCATTGTACTGCATTTTGTTGTCAACTGTTGTACACTTTGGAAAGTTTTCTTCTTTAAGACCAAAATATATTTCATTGATATACATCTTGGCCATTCTGTTGGGGGTTTCCATAAGACTGTCATCGTTTAAATCCATTCCAACTGTCTTCCAAATAGTAGTGAATGCATCCTCTAAAATGTCAATTTTCTTTTTATTTTCTACAGAAAGAGCCTCTTCATTGATGGGAGTTTCAACACCCACCTTAGTTAAGTATTCTCTTACTTTCTTACCTAATACTGGGTCACACTTGGTCTTATCATAGCTCATATTGTTTTTCCTTACTCAAATTTGTTTATGGTTTAAAAATGTAGGTTTAGAAAAGTTCCAAACTAAACCGTACTGATACTTCTTGTCGGGATTACTAGTAATATCATTATCATTTCTATACTTTCCTTTTAACTCACCTTCAAAAATTATTCTTTTTCCTGAAGGCTTGTATAATCGCCCGTAGCTTATATTGTACTCTAACTTTATTAGATTTTCAATTTCATTGGGTGAAAGAAAATTCTCTATCCCATTTACCACGCACCATTTCTTGCCCTTGGCAGCAGACTTACCGAACATACCATTTACTTCACCAAGTCTAGCCATTTGTGTTTTTGCACCAACTCTAGCTTTTATCTCACTTGTATTAATGATATTAATAGTTCCGAAAATTTGCTGGTATAAAGGTAGATGTTGGGTCCTTATAATTGAATGTTCACCTAATACTATATTGTATATCGTGATGGTGTCTTTTCTCGGATTATTGTATGTTTTCTTTTTGTGCGAGTTTGTTGAAGTAGTGGATACCCAATTGCTAGTTCGGATATTAGTTAACCCGTATTTTTCCTTCAACTCTAATATTAATTTTAATTCTAAACAAAGTGCCTCATCTTCTGTAAGACCTTCACTAATTTTTACAATCTCAGGGTTTAATCCTGAACTTTGTATTATCCTAATAGTGTTTAACTTGTGACTGTTTTTGTATTTTCGTGTTGTCCGAGCATCTTTTAGGTGGTCAAAAAGTCTATCACCTATACCCTTACCTATATAAAAGGGTTTTGCTAAAAAAGAAACAACACTTGAATTGTAGATTCCCTTTTCTAAGGGATTTAAATATGCGTATACATAATACTGTGACATATAAGTTTCCTAACTCCTTATATTAAAAATTTTTAGAGACAGAATCTATCTTATCCTGTCACATGTATTTATGCCTGTTTACTTACTTGCTGCTTTTTCTGCGGCACGTGCGTTCTTTTCAGCAGTAATTTCATTACGGCGTAGCTTGATTGCTTTTGCCATTTCTGCCAAATGCTTACGGGCACGTGTACCTGCGGCTGCATTACCTTTAGTAAATTTTTCATTTTCAGCATTGTATGCCGCCAAACTTGTTTCAATATCTTGATGTGCGCTCATTGTTTTTCCTTTGTTTTGCGTTTAGTTTTTGTTTTTGGTACTTCTACCGATTTGAGTGCTTCACGCACTTCTTTTAATAATGCTTCATCATCCCATTCTAACACAGTTCTACCATCAGAGAAAGTAATTACGGTCAAATGGTTACCTTTTACAACCCCACTGTTGTCAATCTGTTTCTTTTTACGAGTTGCCATTATTCTCACCTTCATTTGGTTTATCAAATGGCCATGCTACTTTGGGTGTTAATTGAGGAGTATCATTTAACGCTCTATCGTTTTGAGTCTCTTCATCCATACCAGTAGTGATAGTTTCACCAGTAGTGCCATCTTCGTTAATGCGTGTGATTTCAAGGTCACAGTCAATGATCATTTCGCATTCATCGTGTGTCCAGCCATTTTCTTCTAAGTCAAGCCAACTATTGCCTTCATCAAAGAATTCTTCTAGCCACTCTTGCGTTTCTTCATCGCATTCGTCACTATCAACTTCTTCCCAGCAACCATCACTTGTTTCTACCAGTTCAGTTACATAGTCACAGTTATAGATGTCTACACCTGCTTCAATGTTTGGTGGATTGTCATCGTCTGTATAAACAATGAACTCGCCCCATCTCCATCCTGTCTCGCACATTACACGATTATCATCTTTAACAAGATAGTTTCGTTCAATGATTGATTTCTTCCATGTTGGTTTTACACTCCATTCAGCCATATTATTCTCCGTTAGTTAATAAATCGTTAATATTTTCAGCGATACACAATGCCCATTCGTAATTATTATTCCATGCTTCTTTCCATTCTTCTGTATCCACATCAGCATCAATGAAACCTTCAATCGCATAAGCAAAACGAGTAGCAAAGTTTTCTTCATGTAAGTGTGTGCTGTCTTCTTGATCATACACATCTTCCATTGTCATGATTTCTCTAATCATATCAATGTTGCTACTGCCTTCTGTACATTCTTCAATTTCTTCGTCAGTTAGATCAGAAGGGTTTCTAAGTAATGACATTTTAGTATTTGCTTTCTCTAGTATGTTTGCGATAGTCAATTTCCATGCGCTTCATTAACTGACCTTTACCTTCTAATATATCAATGATACGGTCAATTGTACCATCGTTATAATCACTGATTTTACCCATGTTTTCATGTGGTTTTTTCAATAGTTTTTCTAGTTTGTCCAATGCATCATCTATTGACCAAGGTACATAAAGTCTAGTATGGTCATTGGCAAAAGTTTCAGGGAAACTACGATATGCAGGATATAACACATTACAACCAAGAGCATCAGCTTCGCTGACAGTATTCGAGACCCAGTCTTGTAACGCACAATTAAATACAACACGGCTATCGTTGACAATATTATAGTAATCATTCTTTTCTAGATCCTCATATACCTTCAGTTGACCTATATTAACCAAGTGCATTGTTCGGTTCATGTAAGTTTGGTTGTTTGATTTCAACTTGCTACCAGCACATACACAAAATTCAACTCCATACGCACCTGGATGACGCTTGTAATATGCCTCAATAAGGTCCATATAGAAATCAGGTTGCTTCTCTTGATCCCATCTTGCACTGAACACAACACGATGTTTGCGATCAACAAATGGTTTGATAGAATCAACACGAGATTGAACTTCATCTTTGCCGAATGCTAGACCACTGATGTTATACAATGGTGCTGTCCATCCTGCAATTTTCATATGCATGACCATTTCTTCATTAGTGGCTAGTACACCACTTACGAACGAGTCAACCATCTTTTCATATAATCCCATCCATTTCGACATGCCCCATACATGAACAAAGTCATCTGGATCAATGGATTGAGCAAGACAACGAACAAAAATCCTAGGACGATAAGCAGTGTCGATTTGATTAAGAATATAAGGAAGGCTCTCGATACCGGGCTGAAACATGTCCTCAAAGTAGATAACATCTTCATTGTTTAATTCTCCTGCCTTCATCATTTTAATTAAATTCATCAGTTGGCTCATGCCATAGTATGTACGACCATGTGCATCCAATACCTGACCAGTTACGATTGCTTGATCATTACTTAATGTTTCACCTGGAACGATTATATAATCAAGCTTTCTTCGCTTGAATACCCTTTCATTCCAGTCTTGTAACTGTAATGTGTATCGTGCTTTATAGGGCTCCAAACCACAATACCATAATTTTCTCATTTTAGTGTTCCTTCATATAATTTCATTAGTTCTTCTGTTGAACAGTCACTTTTCATATTTTTATATTTCTAGGCCCATATAATATAATTTACGCATTCTTATTAATCAAGGTATTTAAGGTCAACTAACAACCTTAAATACCTTGATTTAACATTTAATCATGGTCGTGCGTGTTCTTGCCACTGATTTTTAACAAATTTACCAGTGGCAAATTTTGCAAATTGACGATATACATAACTCCGTTGATCATAGAGTTCTGCTTCGTTATACTTATAACCAAACTCCACACAAAAATCTAGATATTTTTCTAGATCCTCAAAAATTTGAGTTACACGGGGGTTTGATTGAAAAGTTTGTTTTGCCATTTTATTAAATCCTTTAAATAGCGAGTTGTTGATAAGGTTGATTTCTATTATAGTGAATGTGACATCCATTTTCGTTATCTTCACTAACATCAATGGTAATGTCACGCTCGGGATAACGAGTAGCGATTTGCTCATAGAGGTCATCACTCATCATTTCACAACTTTTGTAATCCAATTCTAAGATGCCTTGAGAATAAAGATTCTCTAACCATCGTTTGAATTGAATAAACTCAATATCCCTGTCGTTGTGAAATACCTGGATACCTACTTTGAAATGAAAGATATGACGATGAGGATAGCCCAAAAAGCTAACATCATATTCATCACCTGTTTTCAAATTAGGATCAGATTCTGCCGCTGGGTAACGATGAATACCTTCTTTTTGAAAGGTAACCCATATTGTTCTTTTTGCTTTATCTTTAATGCGCTGACGCTTTTCCATAATTGCGATATCTCGTTGTTCCATTATCTATCATCCTCAAAGTCTACGGTTTCATGTTCATGATCCCATTGTGCGCGGATCATTTGTTTAAGTTCTGTATTATATTGTACATTAACTTGACGCAGTTCTTCAAGTCTCTTTGGGTCTGTAGCAGTTTTTATTTGATTTTCAACTAACTTGATTGAGTTTTTTAATGTGTTAATACGATTTTTATATGGCATATTATTCTCCTAATACTTCACTTATGGCATCATCACTATCCTGAAACTCTTCCTCAATAACTTCAGGTTCTTCGGTTGTAAATAATTCGTTAAACATAGTCATAGCATTAATTGTTTTCTTACCACTAATACCTTGACTACCTGATTGGAACTGTTTCCAATAACTACTGTAATAATCTATCAAACTAATAGCCTCTTGTTTAGTTTTCTTTGAAAATATTTCGTCTATTAGATTGGAAAAGAATCGTCCTCCTTCAAATTTATGCATAATCATTTTAGGCACAACACCCTGTTCATATTGACGATTAGCTTCTTGAACCGCATTCATGTGCATCCAAACATTATGACTTTGAATTAATGTATAACTCAATGTATCCCAACTTGTTTTTGTTTCTTTACCATGTTGCCCAATAAATCCTACACCACGGTAACATAAATCTTTAAGAGTAAGTATATCAGTTACTGGACTATCTGTAAATACTTTATGTATGCCTTCAGCTAATACTGCATCTCTAAATTTGCGATTGTCGGTAGCATATTTTTTCTTTTCAGCAGTCTTTTCCATTTGATATGACCATTTCTTGTCATGCTCAATAGTTGTATTGAAGTATGCCAAACCTTTAGCCGCACTATAGAATGGGCTTGCACAGTCAAATGTGATTTGAAGTTTTGGATTATGATACTTGCGAATCGCCTTTTGAATATCTGTAAATAACACAGCATACTCTAAAATACTTGTACCCAAACAATGAATCAAGTCGTGCTTACCTTCTTGAAGCAATCCATCGTGAATGATATCAATCATCCGTGTTAGCATCAAGTGTGGGTCAATTTTATTTTGACCACCGAATGCCCATCCATTGAAATGATTATCCGGATAGATGTTTGTATCACAATATTTCTTCATCTCAGCATACCAGTCTTTACTCTGCGTATGACTGCGACCTTGCAACACATTTAAAAATTTGCATTTACCAGAACGATTTTTAATAAAGTATTCGTTGTTAATGTGTGTAGCACTAATAGCTTCTTCGATGGTTCTGATACCATGTAGACTATTTCCATCCTTATCTTTCATATTATAAGTGGTCAACGATTGACTTGGAATATCTAAACACATCCCATAGTCCATATATGTGTCCATCCAAGTTAATACAGCCTTGCGCTTAATCATAGCACGAGGACAGTTAGGATCTTTCCAATCAGCAGGCCATTGACCTTTTAGTATCTGAAAACCACCACTATCACCCAACATGAATGTACCAGCTTCTCGTTCACGAATTATTGATTCATTAGGATCAGTTTTATTAACATCTAAGTTAGCATGACCAGCACTATATAAACCCCATTTATAATAGTATAGACCTTCTTTACTATTTAGGAAGTTTAATTTCTCAACATCACCGTTGAATTGTGCAGGGATACGGGACTTTTCAAAGTACTCTTCTCCTTTGCGCTGTTTACCCAAGCCAGCAATATAAAAACTGCTGACTGCAGGTAAGAACAGTGCCCATTCAGGATTTTGTTTTGCTGATAGATTATCTTGTTCCATTAAACTTTTTCTTCTTCTTTCATTAGTGTTTTAACCATAGCAATTTTATGCTGATAGTCAATGACACTACTATTCATTTGTTCTACTAGGTCTTTGATTGTAGGATTAGTTTCAGCCAATTCTTTAAGTTCAGCTTCTTCTTGCATCTTCTTCTCAGCCCACTTTAATGTGGTAATAGCATTTCCTGATAGATTAATTGTAGCGGTACCACCACCAACGGTCATCCAACTACTGCCGTCATAGACTTTCATGCCCAGACTGTTTGGATCATAACTCACTGCTCCTATCATAGGCTGACCACTATTCTTGTTGATATAAGGCTGAGCACCTCTGTTACTAGTAACAACAAGATACTCGCCTCCACTGATATAATCAATCATTTTACTTGAGCAGGAATTAAATATCTATATGTAGCAAGACCACTATCTACTACAATTTCAATAGCACCGGCGTCAGCGATACGGATAATCTTATCACCAACTAAATCCATGATATTATTAAATTCTTTTACTGGCCAGTACCATGCTTTATTCAATGAACCTTGTACTTGTGATTGAAAAACAAAATTACCACTGTGCGTTGATGGGTCACCAAAATAAAAAGTCAAATCACCATTAATAACCTTTGCAACAAAATGCTTTTCTTCACTGTTTGCCTGTGATTGCTTTTTCAAGCGCATGATACCAGCAACACTTGGCTCAAATTCAACATTCCATGTTGCACCTTTAAAACTTGGTTTGCCAATTTTTTCTTCAACTACGCTTTTAAACATCAAACGATAGTCATTAATAAAGTCACCTGTTTTTGTTTCAAAGTGAATAGCACCTGGACAATCAACACCATCACGCTGAGTTGTAGTAACATAGATATTAGCAGTCTCGTCATATTCATCAAACCCAACAATTGTTTTTAATTTGTTGATGTTAGGCATACCAAATACACCTATAAAGTCGCTAATAACATTTTTGAATAATCCACTAATGATGACAGACTTTTCTTGTGTAATTGCAGTAATCTCGGTTTCAGTATCAGTCCCACTAATCTTGATTAGATCAACCTCAAGACTTTGTGTGTGATCAATCAAATCTTTTAAATAATTTTTCATTTTTTTCCTTTGTAAAAGTTGTATACTACTATTTAGGTAGTGTTGTTGTGTATTATATTGGTTTATATTGCGAAAGTCAAATTCAATTTAACCAAATGAAAATAAATCATTGAACATTGATTTAATATTTGTGCTACTTCTGATGTCCCAGTTTAACACTCCTAATAAATTATCAATCTTTTCATCAACTAATGTTGTCTCCATTGCGTCATCATCGAATGGTAATTCCTTGAACCAATTAGGCAATCGTAGTTCATCTGTGGGATAGGCGATACTAGTAAAGTTCAATGCATTAGGTTTGAGTTTACATACAATAATTTTCATACCATCTACGATCTGTTGGCTATATTGATCATTGTATACTCTACGCAAGTAATTCCAATTGATTGCTGCTCGTGCGTGACCAACGCCGCACTTACCAGTCTTCTCAAATTTGATAGTATGATTAGTTAAGTTGTTAACACTCTTAGGACTACCTTTAGTCCAGGGATCCTGTGCAACCATAACACGCTTGAACTCCTTAACACGCTCAATGATATCATCACGACCCTTACCCTGTTGAAGAACCATTTCAAGCACATCCATCAAGAACTCTTGTACATATTTAGGAGTATCAGCACGCTTCAAGTCAAGACCCATAGCCTTGATATCTCCCATCTTACCTTCTTTATCTTTACGCTTACCTTCTTTATCAAAGATATTGATAGCATAACGCTTCTTTGTAATAAAGATACTACGGTCACCGATCAATTCACGACCAGCTTTGATGATCTCACCGTTCTTACGAGGTGCGTGAAATGCTTTCTCTAAGAATGCTGGAAAACTATCGTTAGCCTGATCAGCAATACCATCATACAAGCCGATGCAAGTTTCTTTGTTCCACTCTAGTTCACCATTATCTATTTGTTGTTTGATAATAGGATATGCCGTGAAGTAACAACTATCAGTATCACCATATACAATTGCATTGCCTTCGTGCGAATATACACCTTCAACTGTTTCATTGATGTTGCTCATCATATGACGAACAATTTGACGACCACTTAGTGTAACACTTTGACCGATACGCTTGTCATAGAATCTGCAATGCTCATTCAATAGTGCGCCATACGCACTATTCAATAGAATCTTACGAACAAGTTGACGCTTATCCCAGTATTCACGATCTTCGGTAGTAGTTGATTCTTTCAACTTTTTCTGCATTGATTTACGATCACTATACCAGCGAGTCAATAGTCCAGGAACAACACCTTCTTTTTCATATGTAAAGATTGTACCATTTGCACTAAGCATCCAAGGCTTGTGACTGTCAAAGACTAATTTCCATATCTCTGCCGCACTCATTTCTATACTGCGACCATCTTCGTAGTCTACAGTAAGAATTGTACCTCGTTCTTGGTTCATGATTGCTGTATACTCTAATGCACCAAACAATCCTTCCCATAGAATTGCACCAGTAACATCATCGTCACCTTCTTTAAAGCGTTTCTTTTGGCTAGCAAGAAGTTTGCCTTTATCAAGCATGTACTTGTCAGTTAGTGTTTGTCTGACCTGTGCAACGATTGTTTCGCCTGCCATGTTGAGGGCACGAATAACCGAGGGATAGAGCGAGTTAATATCAACTGCCCCGACCCATTCGTGCATTCCTCTTTTCGGCGTAGCAACGAAGGCACCTGCTGCTTGTTGTGTTTCATCTGCATTTTCATTCCTTTTCTTTTTATCTGGTACTACCACACCACGTTCGTGTGCTTCGTTAAAAATTGCCATTTCAATCATTGCCACAGAACCCATAACTGTCGGAAGCAGTACAGTATTCTCATGTGCCAATTGATTAGCTAGTTCTAAAAATTTCAGTTTGTTGTGAATCTTCACTAACAACATTGTATCTTGTCTGTTATATTCAATAAACCTTTTAAAGTCTTTGTTGTACAACTGATCAAGAGTACCTTCATATTGTGTTTTGTTTTCTCCTACTTCCATCTCACCAATAAAGTCTAACTTATATGAGTGGCGACTCTCATAGTTATACTTTTTGTAAAGTTGTAAATAGTCCATATGAACACGACCTACTAAATCATATGTAGTTTCAGATTTACCAAATCGTTCGTATTCTCTTGGCTTAGGAAGTTGCCCTAATAAACAAAACTTGCGAGTATCATCCTTGCTCATAACTCGTGTAACACGATTGACCATGTATGGAATATCATAGCCTTCACTGTTCCAGCCAGTTAACACATCGGCATCTTCAATCAACTGAAAGAAAACATCAAACATTTCCTTTTCACTTTTGAAAAGCATTGTGTTCTCAAATTCACTTACAATCTCGTTTGCAGTATCATCACTCATGTGTTTAGGAGCAATGACTAGTGTGATACATTGATCAAGCCAATCTAAATAACAACTGATAGCTGTCACTGGATTGAACGGATCACTTGTAGGACTAAATCCTTTGACAGGATCAAAGTCAACTTCAATGTCGAAAAAGCATGTGTGTAGTTTAGGTGCTTCAACACCAAGGTAGTTTTCGCTGAGACAACGAAAAATAACATTGACATCGCTTTCAAATAATTTCTTACCTGAATGAATCCGTTTTTCTTTTTCAAACTCAGAACGCTTGCGAGTACTAAATCTTGTTACAGGATCACCATAGATACTACGATGTTTACCTTTTGAGTCAGGATAGTATAATACATAGTTGGTAGGAAATTCTTTATACTGACGCTTGCCGTCCTTATCTCGTTCTACAACGTAGATACGGTCTTCGTCCCTTGAGTGTACTGCATCCACATAGGACATTATTTTTTACCCTTACAATTATCACCGTGCCACCGATTATGATTTGGTTTATCAATTGTTTTATTGCAATGGATACATGTTATTTTTACATTAGTTGGGTTATTCATTAAAAATTGTTTTCTTCCATTTTCTTTTTGTCTTGCCAATCCTTCAGGGGTATAATTTAATTTTTTACCTCTTCTGTTGAGATCCGATTGTGTTCTTTTCTCGGTCCAATTTTTAGTTTTACCTCTAATCAAATCACCAACTTTTTTAGCAGTAATTGGATTTTTCATTGGGTTTTTATCGCCCTTCAAATCTTCTCTCGGACCACCCTTAAGAAAATGATGCGTACCATTTTCTACTCTTTTTTTAGCAGCCATACTATTAAGTTTTGATATTTCTTCGGGGGTTTTATCCAACCTTAAACCTATAAGCACACATGCATTCCAGTCTTCTTGTAAAGAATGGATATCATAGTGTTCTTGGATAGTAACCAATTGTAAATTAGAAATGTCATTGTTATTATGATTTCCATCAATATGATGTATTTCATAAGACCTACCTTGAAGGTCTTTAGGTATAGGACCGTTAACGGATTCCCAGATTAATCTGTGTTTTCTTGAACTCATTTTTATACTCCGAATAGTAATAGACGGGCTATCTGTGATTCGGCACAGAAGGGTAATTACTCCCGTTCGCCCTTTATTATTTATCAGAGATAGCACCATTTACAAGGTTTTACCCACAGTTTCCAAAATTGTCACAAGTTCTTCGTGGTCAGCGTTTGTTTGACCAAGACTTGCTTTGTGCGCAATCTTAATTGCCTTCTTTAGGGTAGAAGCTTTGATTTCCAATTCTTCTGCTACTGCTTTAATGGTATCGTTCAAACCACCATTCAATGTGTCAATCTCATGTAGGACAGTCATGCCCTCATTAACCAATTGAGTTAGTTTAATCTTTGCGTCACCGTTAAAGGTTCTGTTATCTGGCATAATGTATTTCTCCTATAAAGTACTTATTATATAGAAGTTAAATGCAAAAAACAATAGTTTTGGTATAAATAGTAGTGTAGTTCGCGGTACTGGAAATACCCAACTACTCTAATGCTACAAAGGAGCAATCAGCATGAGTATTTATTATATCTACGCCTATCTTAGAAAAGACGGCACACCTTACTATATTGGCAAGGGAACTGGTAAAAGAGCATGGGCAAATCATCGGTACACTAGGGGAGCATATGAAGCAGGCCCGCATACGCCACCTGACAACCGTATTATCATAATGGAATCGGGGCTTACCTCAGTAGGTGCAGCAGCATTAGAAAGAAGAATGATTCGTTGGTATGGACGCAAAGATATAAAAACCGGCATACTTCTTAATAGAACTGACGGTGGAGATGGAGGGTCGGGAGTAGTTGTAATGCAGCGCACAAGAGATGCAGTTAGCAAAGCACTATCCGGAAAACCGAAATCAGAAGAACATAAAAAAAATCTTAGTAGAAGTCTTATTGGAAATATCCCTTGGAATAAAGGAATATATGAAAAGAGAGATTATCGTAGTGATACCACCATACATACTTTTAAGCATATTGACGGGATGATAGAAAAATGTACTAAGTATGAGTTGAGAGAGAAATACAACTTGTCTCAAGGAAACTTAAGTAATGTGGTAGCCGGGAAAAGAAAAATTCACAAAGGATGGAGTCTTTATTGAAAGATTTCCGGATGATCTTTGCCAAATATCTTCATGGCTTTTCCTGAGGCCATATCTGCTAACATTTCAATTGGGCTACCAGGATAACTATCACCTGGCTTAATCATATTCAATTCACCTTGACGAACATGAACCAATTCATGGAATACAGTACGCATAATATCAACCATGTTTCTATTACCCACATACACCCAAACTTTGTTATCATCTTCAGTATGCCTACCTGTATGGTGACCTTGTTGTGCTTCTTTGGTGTTATAGCTAAATTCAATTTCTGGGGTAGATTTTAAATTTAGTTTTTTACTAGCCCACTTAATGAATTTTTGCATTATTGGGTTTTCTTTTAAGAAGTCATGCTCATTATCTTCTGACAATTCATTTTGATTAGGTACATGCCTTGGTCTTAGTTTACGCAATGCTGATACTTCGCTGGAACCAACATGTACATTTTCTTCATCTAATTTACCTTTAACCCATGCATCCGGTGTTCTACCAAACTTTTTTACAAACAGGTCATGTAGCGCCTTACCATTAATTCCATGTTTAGTAGCCACTTGACGCATTAATTTGTCAATGGTGTTATAGTCATGTTTTGCTAATGATGGCAATCGTTTTGCTAATTCTATGGCAGCGGATTCAATAATGATATGTTCTGTAAGCATTATGTATTTATCAAAAGTGCTCACTTTAACGAACTAAATGGGTAGCGATTCCTATTCGTTGGCCAGCAGCCGGCCACACGGCCCTAAGGGTGTTCTTTACCAAGTATTCTCTTTTAATTCTAAATGATGCTTATCAAATCTTTTTAATCTATATAAGAAATCATTACTTTCTTCAGAAAGTACTCCAGTTAATTCTAATATCACTCTATCTGAATTTCCTGCATTTGCACTAGCATATGATGTCTTTTGCCAATCATATGTATATACATCTCCTGCACTCCATCCACTATGAATCTCATCATTGTAGCAGTAGAAATGTCCAGGTTTCCAGTCAGTTAAGTGAACTCTAATTCTTTTGATCGTAAATGTGTTTTCAGGGCAATAATGAGTTAAATTGTCAGTGGTTAAAATTGCGACATTATTTGGTTTTTGTATGTCCAAATTAATGTCGCAATCTTTTAATTTAAATAAATTATTTACCTGTTGCAGCAAAGTATCATCAACTTTACTCCAATCACCGATAAGTTTTCCTAATTTTGTTATGTTCATGCTGATATTTAGCATGAACTAATATAGTTAAAATTAATCGGCTGATGCGTTAGCGCCGCACTTTTGGCGTTTTGCGTTAGTCAATGCGCCAAAGTCTACAGGCCATTCTTTACCAGGAGCTAATTCAACTGCACCTTGTGGGAAAGCAAACTGTACTCCACCTGCTTGTTCAATCTGTGTGATTGGAAGTCTAAACTTGGTTAAATCATTACCCAAGTTTGGATAAGGTGCTACATGTGGGAATGCCCATCCAGCAATTTCTTTAGTTTGGTTATTGATAACAATTTTGTAAAAACCATGTGGAACAACAACGCCGTTGCCGATCTTCTTGTCTTGTGCATTATATACTCCGCCTACATAAACAGTGTATGATTGATTGCGCTGAACTGCCCAACCACGAACACTAGTTTCTAGTAATTTCCAAATTCCTCTATTTAATGAACCTGCTTGTGGACTCATGTTGGTCATCAAGAAAGATTCAAACTCCACTTGAACATCCCATGATAAGTCTCCATCCGGAGACATGTGCCCTTTATCGTATCCTGTACCAGCATAATCTTGGGGAGTGGCTCCACCTTGAACAGATTGGTCAGTAGCAAAAGCATTAGTGCGAGCGACACAGCCGAGAGCGTTTTGAGGTAGTAGTTCATAAGTTACATACTTTGGTAATTTAGCAGCAGCATCATAACCAACTAGATATGCTTGACGGCAAATTGGTGTGATGCCCACTGTTTGTGGAAAGCCATATGGTGCATGTGCTTGACATGCTGCAGGTGGATTTGGTGCTCGTTGATTCCACGCAAATACCTGTGTTGATGCTATTACTAGCAATAGTGTTGTTAGAAGTTTTTTCATATAATCCTCATATAATCTTTGAAATTCTCATCTCTACCTTGCACTCCCCTGAGTGCTGGGTTGATATATTTAGTTACGCTAGCAGTGTCGGCAAAGTTTCTGACATTTGGTTTAACTCTAGTGTTCCAATACCATAATGCTATTTTTGCTGCTATTTCAGGTTTTTCAGCTAACTCTGGATGATTTAATAAATCTATACCCAAAGCATCACCTGCCATACGATAGTTATCACGACCAGTCAATTGAACAAACCCACGACCATGATATCTTGCACCATCGCCTGCATGTTTATTACCTAATATTTTTGCTGTTTTAGGTGCATACTTAGCATCATATTTTTTAGCAAAATAATCTTTTACGCCTGGTTGTGCTTTTTCTTTTAATCTATCAAAATCCCATGACTCGTGTTTCATTTGTGCTAAGAATTGTGCTAATTCTGCACCCTTCATTCCTGCTTTTTTAGCAGTTTTTAATATAGTAATTTCATTAGTAGGGTTATTACTTAATAGATTATAAGTTGCTGGTTGCGTGATAGCTGGTCTTTGAACTGGAGCTTCTGGTTTGGCGGCAGCATTAGTTGCACCCAATGCACCTAAACCCATTGCAGCACCAACTGCTACATCTTTCCAACCTTCATCTAAATCATCTAATTCAACTAAATGTCTATAAGGTGCGTCACCGGTCCATGAATGACCTACACCAGCACTACTTACCATTTCTTCTAATTCTTCTAAGTCTGCTAAATCAACATAATTGATAGGCACACTTTTGATGGCTGCTGCTAATGCACGATGATTGCCATCAATGATCCTATGACCAGACAATACAATCACTTTACTTGATAGATTAGGATCATCAACATATGATTGAACTAATTCTTTTCTGTCGTCATCTAACATATCCATTATGTCATCGATATGTTCAACACGATATTGACCAAGTAATGTAAGCAATACTTTATGTCTTTGTAATGTCTGTATATTTAGTGGCGTTTCCAATTCGCTTGAATTTACATAGTCCCAAAATGTTTCGTCACGATCTGGGTAGTTGCCATTGTATAATTTAGCTAATGTAGTTGTATTACCTGCATCTTCCCAAACATAACTATCTTCACCGCGATGCTTGTCCCAGAATCCGGCGCCTGCCTTAGTTTGGTCGTGACTTCTATTAACAATATATCCTGCACTCTTTAGATAATCATACATTGACTTAGCAATACCTTTATTGCGATAGTCATCATTTACCCAAAGATCCTGTGGATATAGTTCACTACCTTCTCTGACAAACTTAACATAAGCAATTGGACTACCTTGTATAAAGGCTTTCATTAGTAATGCATTGTCATTGAATGCATACTTCAATACCAGTCCGTTGTATTTTACTGCTTTGGCTTCTTCGCTAAGTTTATTTTGTGGTTTGTTGTATGCTCTACGGTCAGTTAAGTGATACTCCATACCATTGTCTTTGGTATACTTTTGATATAAATCCCAGTTAGGTAACAAGCGTTTAATCATCTTGGCATACAATCCAATACGACTATCTTCTTTTGCATTGAATGTAATTTCTTCTACTTTATCAAGCCCGTAGTATTCTAAAAATGCTCGTGTAATATCAACTGCTGTTGATAAAACTTGTGCAGAATTACCGGTCCCAGTTCTGCCAAACAAATCTAAGTCACTAGGATCAGTATCGTTTCTTATCAAGCGAAATTGTATTTCCCACTTAGTAGGATTACCTCGTTGTGTAAATGCATCCCAACGATATTCTCTATCACCCACTTGAAACTGTGCATTTGCTTCTTCACTACCTCGGCGTAACCACTCCCAGTTTTTCTTTCCTGGTTGGAATACTTCAATAATGAATTCACTTGCTCTCATTACTCACGCTCTGTTTTAAGAGTAGAACGAATGAACCAGGCTTTTTTACCATATAAGTCTTGTAGTTCAGCCATGTAGTTAGCAATACCTTGTTGTCGTTCGCTAGTTGCTATATCAAATATATCAACAACTAGTTTACTCATTGTCTCACTATCTTGTAATAATTCAGCAAACATTAATTGAGCACGTGGAATCTTTATTTGATCTTGAATGATTGATAACTCAACATAGCGAGTTAAACTACCTGGTGTGTAATGTCCCAAAACTCTGATATATTCAGCAATTGGATCAATAGTTTCATTTACATCTTGATATAATGTATCTAAGAAAAGATGATATTGTGGAAAATTACTACCTTCAACATTCCAATGAAAGTTTTGTGTTTTGATAGCAAAACTTTGTGTGCTTGCTAACAATACTTTTAAGTTATCTGATAACATTATCTAGGGTATCCTTTTCTATTCCAATAAAATTCATAATCTTTCATTTCTTTTTCCCTGCACAGTGTGCTTTTTGACTAAAGCCTTTAGGATTACTACAGTTGATACTGTCTTTGTATTTTTGTGACCATTTTTCATCTAACACAGATTCGTTAGATTTCTTTTTAGTATTAACATTGATTGCTGGTCCACTACGATCTGGATTAGGATCTTCCCTACGCTTTCTTGCGGCTGCGCTAGCACGACCCTTCTTACCTAAACTTTGTGCTTTACTTTGTGGCAAACACTTTGGCTTACCTTCACTGTCATCACCTCTAGCACATGCACCGCGAATTTTTCCATCAGGGCCAAAACGGACCCACTTCTCTTTGAACCATTGATGTAAATTTTCATCGGCTCTTTCAATACCTTCTAGTATAGAACTTTCATTTTTCTTTCCGCCATTACCCCAGTTACCATGACTCTTACGGCACTTAACTAATGCACCTGACGCATAAGCACTAGGCCATACTTTATAACGGCTCTTAACTTTATAGTAGCAAGCATCTTTTTTTTCGTTCATTAATTCTTCGCTGACTAATTCACCACCGCAATGTGGGCATTTTTCTTCCGCCACACCTTCGTTCTTTACACAGTTTGGATATGTTTTACCAAACATTTTTTTGTTACCTTCTTTATGGTAACCTTTCCAACATGCTTCGTCAAGTTCGTCATCAGGATCACGCATCATGCTGTGAATTCTACCTGTTTTACCTGCGGGTATTTCACCTGTAGTACGACCAAACGCATCAGCAGGTAATGACTTTGAAACACCCTTTAGACTTTTTGGTCTACCGTGTTCACCACCTGGTTCATTGCGATGTACTTCTTTTTCAAATTCGTAAGCACCAGAATCAACACTTAAATTCTTTTTGCCATACTCTCTGCCCATTCTAGCGTTAGAATAATCTCCTGAATCATAACGGTAACCTTCTTTTACACCTTTACTGTCATTATCAAATTCTTTTTTAGTTGCTTTGATAATGCCACTCATACGCTTGTCACCACGCTTATAGTCACCACGTTTGTCTGCGGCAGTAGCATCAGCTCCAGCTTTCTTTTTATAGCTTGCTAATGTTTGTGGGCTTAGTTCGTCAAGTTGACCCTCCGCCACACCTTGCTTGCTGGACCAAAGCAATCGGCCTTCTTCTTGTGCTATACGGTGTATGTTAGTTCCTGCCTTGGTGGGCTGTATGTCATAGTTGTCAAAGTGTGAGGACAATTTTTGTAATATTCTCACCACGCTAAGATACTGATCACCCACAAGATCATCAGGTATCACTACCAAGATATCAGTGTCACTGTTTTTACGATGCTGACCTGTGGCACGACTACCATGGAACCAAATTTCTTGTGCCACAGGCATGACTTTGAGTATGACATCAACCACTGGCTTTCCAGGTTGTTTGCCTTCCGCCACACCTTGCTCTTTAGGTTTCGCCCATCCTTTATCTTCTTTTTCCTTTTGGCTCATACCCTTTGTTGGAGGTTGTGCTGCCTTCTTCTT